ATTTTTTTTTTTTCAATAAGAAATTCCAATTCAAAACCCAACCACTGTGAGAAAGCGGGCATGAGAATATGTGTACCCCTATGGCACGCCGGTGCACAGGCCTGTATGTGTGCGTAAAGGCCGTAACCCTTTGATTCTAAAGGCTTTAGAAAACCCTTGACACACCCGTACACACCATGCTAAAGTGCCTCCTGCACTTAGCCCCATGCCTTTTGGTGAACCAAACAACCAATCGGCGTTTTGTACAACGGAGTTTCAATGTCATTGCCTGAGTATTTGATTGCGAGAGAAGGTGACGCATGTAGGTGCGGTCGTATTGCTTCGCGTCCACATTGTCCTTCTTGTGGTTCGTTTAAAGTTAGATTCATGCCGTCGTTGAGTCGTGATGCACTAAATCCGAAAGGTGTTGTCGGACCTACGGCTGATAAAGTCAGGAAGTTCTTTCGTTGTGACATTTGCAGTCTTGTTTTCGAAGAGGCGGAAAGAAAGAACTGTGAAGCTCCTGTCTACGAGACAAAAGCACTACGAGCTGTGGCTGAGGTTATTCGAACAAAAAGAGCAGTGCTAAACAACGAACCGCTCACGCAAAAAGAAGAGAGGATAGTTCAAAACCTTAATAGAAATCCTATACTTGACGAAGAACTAACGTCGTTCGTTGAGCAGGAACAAGTAGAAGCGCGTATTAAAGACTTCAAACTAGAATGGACAAGAGCGAAGCTTAATCAAACAACGACAGAAACAGTAGATGAGTTCGTGCTTCGCAGAAGGCAAGAGGAACGTGTCTGAAATGGACAACGTCATCTGGATTCCAATTCTTGTACTGTCGTATTACCTTGCTCGAATAGTTTGGTATGTCCTCGGACAAAGGTGGTAAATAATGCAAAAACTCGAAAACGTTGAACTTTCTGTTCCAGTAAAGCTTTCAAAAGAAGAACAAATTCAACTGTACGACAATTCAATCGAGAGAGTCATCAACTCAGCAATGCAGTGTGCGTCTTTTACAGCACGATACGCAAAGTCAGGAGCTTATCAAGACTTTTCGTGTTGCTATGCTGACCTTGAAGATTTGAAAGTTCTTTTAACAAAACTGTGGGATTCAACACGTTCGGCTCTTTTTGTGAAGGACCAGTGTAGGTGAACAATGTCTGAACAATTCATCTGTATAAACTGCAAAAACATAGGCCCACTTAACCCTCACGGTAAATGTGAGAAGTGTGATAGTGAGTCTGTTGTAAGCGTGGAACGGCTTACAGCTTTAACAACCTCGCAAACAAAAACAAGAACAAAACTACAACCTTCCTTACGGAATACTCTCTACGAAGTAATGTGTGGACCGTTTCGTTGTACACTATACGCGGAAAATCAATACGTCGCAATTCGACGCGCGTGTGAGGAGGGTAATTGGCACGTACAGACTCCGTCGACGGACCTTGATGTTAATAGTGGTTTGTTCTACGGAATGGCTATTCAAGCCGAACCTGTAAAAGCCACACAAACACTCGAACAAACACAGAGTCTAAAATAGCTTGTTTGCAGTAACAACGAACAAGCTATTGTAGTTTCTGTAAAGAACGGCTCTGGTAGTAAACAGAGCGTAGTTTTGGTCGGTATTGGAGCGGAAATGGGAGCGCTCCTTGATTACCGTAAGAACGGTGCGTGCAAAACTTAAAGAGGCCGACACACCAGTCGGGGTACCTTAAAGCACTACCGGGACCAATACCGACCCTATCTACGCTCTGTACTTTAAATACAAGCGAAAAGGAGAAACAATGCAGTCCTTAACTAAGACAAAAGTAGCATACTCAGAAGTTGATGGAATCGGAAAGACGAAGACTTTCATCACTTCAGAGACGGCCTGGAACAAAATCATCAAAGAAGTGACCGACGCCAATACCGAAGCGGCCAAGACGGGAGGAGAGCTACAGACTCCTCCAACTTTGGTTGCGTCGCAAACTTTCGCCTACAAGTTCGCTACGACGGTCGACGAAGCAGTACAGCTCGCTGGCGGAAGTGGTGTTGGTGAGTACGAAAACATCGATGTGTTTCTCGGTGTGTTCAACTATGGCGCCTCACTTCGACAGGCCGATGAAGCGAATGATTTGCTCACAAGTGACAACTTTGTTGCAAGTGAGCAACCCGTCGACGTAAGCTACGCTGTGGCTCAAAAGAGCGAACGCGCCAAGATGACGCCAGAAGAGAAGGCTGCAAAGAATCTTGGTATCTCTCCCGACAAACTGCGTGAAGCGTTGGCTTTGTTGACACAACAGCAAGCCGCATCGGTCTAGTTACAACTAAGCGAAGCTAGTGCTTTGCTCTACTACCTACTCTTCGACGTCGTGTCTCCTTCGTTGAGGAGTAGGTAGAAAGAAAATCATTAACTTTGTTAACAAATATGACTCTTGTAATTATAGACCACCGTTTTGAATTTTTGCATGATACATTAACAGGGTATGGAGTTGTACACTACTTTACTTTTGGAGACAAAGACGCAAACGGTTTTATCTACTATCTTCGAGATACTTGTACTCTTAGCTTTGAGTACGAGGAGTTAAAAGGAGGTCCTTTGATTAAATGCAGAATCTTTTGGGACACCAACTTAAACTCCTACATCGTTCAGTCAAAGTTCAACGAACGTCTTGTAGAGGGTCTAAAAAACATAATTCCTAGCGGTCAAAGACATTGGGACCCTCAAAACAAGGCATGGTACGTTGATGAAACATGGGGCGAGCCTGTTCGAAAAATAGCCGAAGCTTGCCTTGGACAAGGAACAGTCTCGTTTGTTTCAAGGACAGTCTCACAACAGTACACTCAGCAACAGAACAGTCAAGCCTTTACTCCTTCGCCTCAAACAGGCTCAAACGATGTTCTTGAACTGTTTGGTCTTTTTACTTACGACGCGGTTCGCAAAGCGTACCTGCTAACGTGTCAAACCCTACATCCTGATAAACAAGGTGGGGACGCTACAAAGATGTCTCGACTCAATGAGTTATGGCAAAAGGTCGAGAAGAATTTCTTCAAAAGATAGCTAGAAAAGGAGGAAAAATGAACGACGACAACAAACTCAGTCGACCTATTGACAAGTCTTTTAGTCTTACCAAAGGTAAACTGAGTGCAATTCAAACACCCTTCCAACAACGTATAGCCTCAAAAACAATCAACGTCCTTGAAATGCCCAACCGGATTGCCCTGGCATTGGACTGCTCAGGTAGTATGTCCGGCTCTAAAATGACTAATTTGAAACAAGCTGTCAACAACTTCGTTGATAAGTGTAACGCTGCGGACACGGCCATTGGTATTCAGACCTTCGGTCTAGACGACGAACAGACCTATCCATTAACAACTTCGTACATGCTTGTCAAAATTACTATTGACACATTAGAGGCCAAAGGCAATACACCTTTGTACAAAGCGCTCACAAGAATCTACGAAGATATGGGAATTACTCGAGCCGTGCTTGTAAGCGACGGGTGTCCTACGGACTCTTTTGGTGAGGGTATAGTTGAACAGTACAAACAGTCTTACATACCAATCGACTGTGTGCACATCGGAGATTCCGGCGGTGGTGAGGATGTTCTTAAGCGCATTGCTGAAATGACAGGTGGTATTTACATCAAATTCACCAACGTTCAAGCTCTTTCAAACGGTCTTTCCTATCTAACTCCAAACAAACGAGCTCTTTTAACAAGCGGTCAAATCGACGCGAGCCTGCTCGGAGCGAAGGAGGTTAAATGAGGACGATATACAAGTATCCTTTAAAGTATACAGAGTCTCAAAGCATTAACCTCCCTCTCGACTCTCAAATTCTACTCTTTGACATACAGAAGGTGGATACGGATGAAATTGGAACTCCTACTCTGTGGTGTCTTGTAGACCCAGAACAACCAGACGAAGAAAGGAAGTTCCTCCTTGTAGGAACAGGAGCACAAGTTCCTTGGAAAGTACATCATATAGGCACAGTATTAAGTAAGCCTTTTGTCTGGCACCTCTTCGAGAAGAGGACAGTTTGAAATGGTCAACACCCTGACCGACCACCAAACAACAACCTGCGCACGCCTTGCTATGAAGATGGTACAGCTCGGCGTAAGTGCGAAGTTTCTTGGACCTATTGTTGAAGGTCCAGTAGTATCAATCTACAAGTTCACCCCCGAAGGCTCAACCAAAGTAAGTCAAATTGAGGCTTTGAGCGACGATTTCGCTATAGCTCTCGGTGTTGAAGACGTACTTGTAAAGCGAATGCCTGGTGAGGTCGCAGTAGGTATCTTCGTCCCAAACGAAGATAGGAAATGGGTTTTGTGGAGGGATGTTTGCCTTGTATCTGTTAACGATGTTAACAGTTCTTTCAATATCCCTCTTCTACTCGGCATCGATCAACTGGGACAAAAAGTAATTGAAGACCTTACTCTTTTCCCTCACCTGCTCATAGCAGGCTCAACAGGTTCGGGTAAATCAACGTTGTTAAATAGTATCCTTGCAACAATGGTTTTCAACCTACCCTCCACCCAACTTCAACTATGCCTCTCTGACACAAAGGGCGTCGAGTTTGGTCATTTTATCGGCGCCCCTCACCTTCTGTGGAATCCTGCAACGACGGTTTATCAAACCCTCGAACAGCTCGACTGGCTTCTTGAAGAGATGGAATCTCGGCTAAAAACCTTCGGAAAGCGAGGTCTTCGAAACATCCTTGAATATAACAAAGACCGTAGTGACGAGAAAGCTCGACTCCCCTATATCGTACTCGTTATCGACGAACTTGCAGACCTGCTTGGTAATAGTGGTCGAGCCTCTGAAAAACAGCGTGCAAGTATCGGTAAAATTGCCTCGGAAAAACTTAGCCAGCTTGCGCAGAAAGCTCGCGCAACTGGAATACACATCATCGCCGGAACTCAACGTCCAAGTGTTAAACTTCTTGAAGGAAATATTAAGTCAAACTTCCCAGCCAGACTTAGTTTCCGTCTACCCAGTCACGCGGATAGTACGACGGTCCTCAGTACAGGCGGAGCGGAGCACCTCTTGAGTCGAGGAGATATGCTTTTTATAAACCCGAGTAAAGCGGGAATGCAACGAATTCACGCGCCTCTGACGTCGAACGACGACATCAAAGCGGCGATTGACATTGCGATGAGGAGAGGTACATGAGCGAACAGGCTACGCCACTTCGCATAGCGAAATGCTTCGCTTGTGACTCCACTCCAAAATCGATGTGCCGGCATTGCGGACAGGAATTTTGTGACCAACATAAAAGTCGGTACGATTCTCATTTTTGTTCAAACTGTATTGGAGACGAAAACACCTCTCTAGTCGAAGCTCCACTTGTAGACGACGAAGGAGTAGAACACAAAGGCCGTCAGCTGAAGCTAATTGGCGAAGGTTGGCCTAATCTACTCGAAATGATTCACAACCTTACTGAGCAAGAGCTTGAGCAAAAACTTGGTCAATGGAAATCCTTACTCAAGCAAGCAATGATAACAAACGAGTTTTATCGTATTACCGTTTCTGCTGCTGAGTTTGAAAAAGAAGAACGAAGGGACTCACGTCGTCGTAGACTAGAAGATCGTAGAGAGGCTCTTAAAGCTCAAGGAACTTTAAGGCTAATTGGTAAAGCCTCAACCAGAACGACAGCCGACCCAGCGGTGAAGCTATCCAAAGACCTCGGAATACCTATCAAGCAGGCTCGTAAGCTCATTGAAATAACCAACCAAATGAAGGCGGGTAAATGAACGACAAACCCTTTCAATTCTATCGTATTCTTCCTGATGGAAGATACGAGTTCTTTGTAGACGCCTCTTTACTCAAATCATTCTCGCTTTGTGAGTCGTACTTTCACCTCAAACATATACAGAATTACCGAACAAAGAGTTCAGCTGTAACAAAGCCGTTTGCGATGGCCATTGGCTCATGGTGGTCGGACGTCATGGAGATGTTCTACAACGCACTTCGTGACAAACGGCCGATAGACAAAGCCGACATTCAAAACATAGCCCTAACCTGTTGGGCGAAGAATAACCTAGACGCCTGTGCAGCAGTCGACCCGGATAGTTTTGAAAAGTTCGGCAACCTTGCAGGTGGAGTTTTAATGCTTCAAGAATACTACGACTCCCAATACCTTACTGACGTCCATAATTGGAGGGTAATTTCTATTGAGGAGGGTTTCGGCCTCAAAAAGGAAGTTCCTCTTGGAGAAACTCGTAGCGTTGTTGTGTATTGGATAGGAAAGCCGGATTTGGTGGTCATAGAAAATAATCAAAGACTTGTGCCTATTGACCATAAAACAGTGACTCGAATTGACGGTTACACGATTTATAAGTACAAGCCCTCTACCCAAATGGCAGGCTACGCGCACTCTTGTGAAGTGATTGCGAAGCAAGTCGGCCTGGATGTTCGAGTGGACCGTGTGACTGTAAATGTTTGTAGTCGTACCAACCCGACAGACAAGCCCCGAAACGGTGGAGCAAAGAAGCCTCGGTTTATTCGAGCATATCCAAACTTTTCGCGAGAAGAAATCCAAGAGTGGCGTAAAGACGTAGTCAGTAAATGTGAGCGTATTGCACAATGCCTACGTACCGGACAGTGGTTGTGGTCGGAAACGACTTGTCACAACATGTACATGCGTCCTTGTGAGTATCTTCCGCTACACAGCGTCACTCCGAGCGCACGACCTGTAATACTCCAAGCCAGTTTTACTGAGTCCCAGCCTTGGATTCCGTATCAAATATCAAAGGAGGTAGAAGGTGAGTAGATGGACACATAGTATTTGTGTTGATTGTTGGAACAAGAAGAATCCAGACAGACCTACCACAACTGAAAGGTTTCATGGAAGTACAGAAATTTGTTGCTATTGTTCAAAAACCCACAACTCTGGTCTTTTTGTTCGTGACAATCCAGCCGACACGCCTTGTAATGGGGAGCATCATGACGATTGAACTTACCGTAGCAGAAAAAGAACCTCCAGTTTCCAAACTAAAACTGGCCCTTGTAGGAGCCGAACAGAACGGAAAATCCCTGCTCGCAACAACGGCACGCCCTAACGTCCTGTTCCATGATTTTGACAACAAACGAGAATCTATTCGAGGCAAACCTGGGGTTTATGTAATAACTTACTCCGACCCAAAATGGCCGAAACAGCCTTCTGCTGCTCAAGATTTTCTTACTGTCGTTGACAAACTTGAACGTTCGTTGGACCTTGCAGACCTCGGTTTTCCGGTCCCTAAAGGGACACTTGTAGGAACGAACGTAATCGACTCCGTTCAGACTCTTGCCAAAGCCTCAAACGCCTACGCTCTTTACAACAGCCCGGACCTTCGTCGTGAGGTGTCCTTCGGAGGACATAAAGTATTTTTCAACAAAGGTTGGGACGCCGTAAACGCCGAAACTAAAGAGGTTGAAGATTTTGTACTTCGTATTATGGCTCTTCCCTCTGATACAATAGTAATTCTTCACGAAACGGAAGAACAAGCCGTTGACTCGACACCGGAAAAGAAAAAGTTTACTGGTCGTGTTGATGTGTATCCACCTCGATACAGACTACTCTTAAAGTACTTTCCTGAAGTTTGGCGAGTCAAACTAACTCAACTTGTTGGAAGTAACAATCAAACGCGCTACGTTCCACGAGTATATCCACTTCCAAACAGTGAGTTTGACTCAGGAACAACCATGCTCCTTGACGCAACGGAGGAGCCGAATATAACAGAAATGATAGCTAAACATACAAGAAATCTCAAGCTTCAGTCGGGTTTACAACCGACGAAGGCACTACCTGCGGGAGTTAAAATCTAAAAAGGAGAAGAAAAGATGCCGAAGCTTACAGCTTCGAAAGAAGAAGTACAAGGTCTGCCAGTAATGGCAGAAGGGCTCGTTACGGTCAGACTCGATGGGTTCAAACCAACTTTGTCAAGTAAAAAGGACTCGGTTAATCTCAACCCTCAAATGAAGGTGATTAACCATCCTGAGTACAACGACAGGCTCGTGTTTGATTCGCTCAACACAAAAGCAAAATGGACCTGGACTGATTTCTGCCATGCTTTTGGACTGCCTCTGGCTGCTGATGCTCAAGGAAATGTTGAATTTCCTGGAGATTTCAACGGGCCGGAGGACAATCCAGAAAAATGGGAGTACGTCGGTCCTCTTCTTGGACAACAAGCTCAGTTGTATTTGATTCAATCGGAGTACAACGGTAAACAGAACAACAAAATAAAGATGTACGTTTGCCGTATTCAAGGCTGTAGCGAGAAACATTCAAACAACCTCGCGAAATAAAAAGGGTTCGCTGCTGTATCCGCAGCGCGAAAAGAGGCGAGGCCGTTGTTCCTTCTATCAAGAGGGACAGTCCAACCGGCCTCGCTTTATTTAAAGAGGCGATATGAAACTCATTCTGTTGATTGTTTTTGTTGTCATTACTGTGCCAACAGTCATCTTTACGGGTGCTGTCTGGTACGCTTGGTTGTCAACAGACGCTAGTGAACGGGAAGAAGATATGACATTTGGACCGGGAGAAGTCTGATGGCTGAGTAGGACAAGGTTAAGCGAATGAGTGAAGATTTATCGTGGGCCGAGCGCGACGCCCGTGCGCAAGAACATGAAGGGTGGTCCAGTGAAATCAAAGGCTCCTATGAAATCGAGAATCCGGCAGAGTGGCAGCATTATATCGATCAGCCCTGGGAGTCACTCATGCGAATCCACAATCATATTTGGAACGACAAAGCAAATTTTGATTTGAAAACACGCGATGCCGCATGCGGTTCGATTCGTAGGGCGGCCTATGAGGTTTGCCATGCCACGTGGCTGGAGGCGCTGCGGGAGATTGAAAAGGGGAAAAAGCCCACGGAAGACACATTCACATTTGCTGACCGCGCAGTTGAAATTGCTCGCGCCGCCATCAAGGGAGCCGAACATGCCGGAGACAGCCATGACTAGCCCATCACCGGACATTGTGCTGACCGCAAGTCAGGCTCAAACCGTCTTCATTAACGTGGGGATGCTCATGGTACTAGCCTTCTTGCTCGGATTCTTTCTTGGCGAACGTGCAGAAAGGAGGCTCCATGACGAGTAACCCATCGTCTGGGCGCGGCCTGCGATCATTTACGGATCACAAAAACGCAAGGCGGAATCGTTTGAATTGTTTGAGGGAGCCGGAGCACATGACTAGCCCATCGGAAGGCGCACGCAAGCGGAAGCCGAAGTACGAAGTAGGACAACGAGTGTGGTGCTGTATCTGCGGAATTCCAGTCACGATTACAGCCGTATCTAAAAGCGGAAACAGAGTGAAATTGTCTTGTTTGATGAACGGCAAGTTTACGGATTGCAATCCTGCTACTGAGTTGCGTCCCCTGACCAAGCGTGAGGCAGGCCGATGACCGACGCACCCAAGACGCTGGCGGATGTAATGAGGGGCATCAAAACAACGGCCAACTCCTGTGTAATGGGAGAGGCGACGAAATGGCTCGCAAGGGCGAACCAATCTAATTTGGAAGAACTTGAACCAATCGCCGAGCAGCTACTGGCACTGCCACGAACTAAAGTGTTCCTTGGCTTTGGTCCTAAAAGGGTCATGACAGTCGTAGATGCCGACGAGCTGGACGCGATTCTAGGACAGGGGGAGTGATGGCACAAACTTTCTGGAACGGTGAACCATGCGAGGCGCGGCGCGTGCTAATACGCATCGGAGACTGTCCATTTCCAAAAGGGTGGTACAAGCATCTTATCGGGACGGAGATTCGCGCCGTGGAAGTGAAATACGGTGGCAGCATCTTCTACCTTGCGGACCAAGACGGCAACGGCTGGCACAAAGTCACGGTTGAGCACGGCGGTCCACATTGGGGTCACAAGTCGGTCACGTGCGCAGAAATTATCAAAGAGCGCAAAGCGGAAGATTTGGACGGAGAGGATTGCCATTGTGCAGCGAGGCCGCGCCCGAAAGGAACGAAGCGATGAGCGAGCAGCCAATAAATGATTGGTTTATCAGATCTTCTATCTGTAAAGATCTTTTCGTCACTCAAATGACAGGGATGCTCGATGCTGGTTGTTGTTCCACAGTGAAGAAAGGAGAAGTATTATGAATGACGAGATAGATATGAGTAACTGGCTCGATAAAGAACTTAACAAGTCAAATATCCTCGTCGGTAAAATTGACACATCTGGTCGCATCCGACAGGATTTCGGTGATATAGATGCTCTTGCAACTTCGATTAAAAGTGTTGGTCTTATTCAGCCTATTATCGTCAACCGAGAAAACAAACTAATCGCCGGCGAGCGTCGTTTACGCGCACTCAAAAAATTGGGTGTGGTTGAGCTCATACACACCGTTCATTTTCTATTTAACGACGAACTCGACCCTTTAAAACTTGCTGCTATGGAGGTGGAAGAAAATGTCAAACGAAAAAGCCTTTCATGGCAGGAAGAGGTATTGGCCAAAAAACGTCTCCTTGATATCATGGTTCAAATACATGGCCCATCACGAAGCGGGCCTACAGCACGGACAGATATTATCGGAACTACATCAGCTGGTTTTGGAATTAACAAACTTGCAGTTTTACTTGGGGAGTCCAACGCGCAAACTTCAAAAGATGTTGAACTCGCGGAACTTATCACCTCAGTACCGACACTTGCTAAAGCTGAGACTAAAGAGGCTGCAAGACGTCAAGCCACTCTTGCGATAGCAGTAGCAACAGGACTACAACAAGCAGCACAAAGACCAAAGGTCGAGGGAGAAAAGAAGTGGACCCTTTACGAAGGAGATTTTGTTAACAATGTTAACAATATCAACAGCAATACAGTTGACCTCGTCATTGTGGACCCTCCCTACGGAGAAGATGTGCAAGGAATGGGAGCCAACTCCAAGCAACTTCTTGCTCGCCCGTTTGCTGATAGCAAAGCGGAAGTCCTCACTTTATGCAGCGCACTTGCTGCTCAAAGCTATCGTGTCTTACGAGAAGACCGCTTCGCTTTCTTTTTTTTCGGCTTTGCCATTTACAAAGATTTGGTGGCAGAACTTAGACTGGCGGGTTTCGAAGTGGATACTACTCCACTGGTGTGGGTTAAAAATACAGTCATAAATACCTCACCATACACGCGCTACGGCCGAGCCTACGAGCCTATTCTTGTCGCTCGAAAAGGCGAGCCTAAAATCCTTCGTCCTGGTCAAAATGACGTTATTGAGTTTTCTACAGTAACAGTCAGAACAACAACAGAGCAAAAATTGTACCATGCTCAAAAGCCGGTCGAACTCATCGAGAAGTTCATCTTAGATACAACTATTCTTGACGGTCTAGTCGTAGACTTTTGTTCTGGAAGCGGAACGACTGGTGTAGCGGCGCTTAAATTAAAGCGACGAGTCGTCCTTTTCGAAAAGGATTTGACAGCATGTCAAATAATTAAGTCTCGTATGGAGACACTTAAATGAGAATTGTCATCGAAACAATTCCTCACGAACAGCAAAGATACAACACTTGTGGAGATTGGCAATGGAACGACTCGGGAGATGTCCTTACCATTAAGGTGTCAAAAATCCGTGAACCCCTTACAACAGGGTCTGATTTGATCACTCCTCTTTTTGCCGAAATGATTATTGGAATACACGAGCTCGTCGAGGCTTTAGGCTGTTCGAAGTACGGAATTACTCAAAAACAAGTCGACGATTTTGACAACGACAAAGAACTATTGGGTGAGTGCAGGGATTTGGGCATCGAGCCTGGAGACCATCCTCTGTCCCCTTACAAGATGCAACATCTTTTCGCGACAGGAATCGAAAAACTCCTTTGCGTCCTTTACGGAGTACCTTGGTTTCAGTACGAATCTGCTCTCATCCAAATGACGAAAGACTATGACGCCAACTCTCGAACAAAAACTGAATAGGTTCTTTGAAGAATTCCGCAAGACGCTTCAACGCCAATCGTGTCGTTGGAAGTACGACGAAGCTGAAATGGTACAAGCTCTTCAAGAGCTTGAAGCCTTTGAGAAGACACTTCGACACGCAGTGTCGTTAGCAACAGATTACGAAATCAACGGCTCTACAACAAAACATCAGACTCATTATCTGAATTGTCCTAAATGTATTGTGAGAAAGATGCTTGCCTTGCGCGAGGATCCTCTTGAGACAGAAAATTGAAGAGCTTAAAACTTTTTGTAAAAGCCTCGGCCTGACCTACGTCGGTTTCCGAGGCAATCCTAGCTCACCAGTTTGGTGTATAGGCGAAGCTCCGGGAGCGGACGAGGATAGGTACGGCATTCCTTTTGTAGGAAGTAGTGGCAAAGAACTTGACAAAATGTTAAAGGAGGCTGATTTTGCTCCGCAAGAATACTGCTGTATCAACCCCTACAAACTCCGACCACCAGAAAACGACATCTCAAGAATCGAAGAACTCGGAATCTCCAAGCAAGTCTATATCGACGCCTTTTTCGAAGAACTCCGCGAACATCGTCCTACTTTCCTATGCCCCCTCGGGGCAACTCCTCTCCAAATCCTTTGTCCCGAAACAAGCGACCGTAAGGATAACCAAACAAAAATATCTAAATGGCGTGGGTCTTTGCTGCGATGTGGCAGACTCGACTGGCCTCATTATGTCCTTCCGAACCTGCATCCTGCGTATATCCTCAGAGAATGGAGTGATAGAGATGTTGCCGTATTTGTCTTCAGAAAACTTAGAGAAGAGTTTGAATACTGGCAGCGAAACGCCAAGCTCCAACCCTTAGAAGAAAGACAGCTTATCACCAATGCAGGTTTCGATGAAACTAAAGAGTTCTTATTGGAGTGTATTCACCATGACGGTCCTACATCATGTGATTTCGAACTTCTTCGTCGTTGTGTGCCTTATACTATTGCTCTTTCTTATCATCGTCACTGCGCTCTCAGCATGGAGCTTTTTGGTTTTCCTGAAAAGGAATTGGCTATCCTCTGGAGACTTTTGGATACACTGTTGGAAAAGCGGATTGTCGGTCAAAACTGGTCAACTTTTGACGCAAACTGGGCTGCTGCTATCGGCCTCAACAGTGGCATTGATTATCTCGACGATACTTTGGTGCGTCATCATGTACTCCATCCTGAGATGAGTCACAAGCTCGACTTTTTGGGGTTTCAATATACCAGGCTTCCTTATTGGAAAGACGAAGGTAAGGGCTGGAATGTTCGAGAAGGTATTCAAAAACTGAAGAAGTACAACTGTCTCGACGCCTGCGGCACGCTTGAAGTGTTCGAGGAACAGGAAAAAGAGTTCGAAGAACAGCCCGAGCTGAAACGCTTCTATTCTGAGTATGAAATGCCTCTCGCTCGGGCGTTTTACTACATCGACCAAAGAGGAACCCTGACCGACAAACCCTCACTCGACGCGCTTAAAACAAAAGTGGTAAACGAGCTTAATGAGAAATGTGTCGATATATCTAAGAGCCTAAACGATCGTCCTGTTGTTTATCGAAAGTCACTGGGCGAAGCCTTAGCGAAACAACTTGGTATTCCTCTTAACAGCATTCTTAATATAGCTTCTGTTCCTCAACTAAGAGAGGTATTAACCAATGAACTCAAAATCAAACTTAAAAAAGACCGTAAAACAGGTAATGAATCCACAGGTGAGGAAGCTCTCAACGAAGCCTTCGCTGCTACCCTCAACCCGACACTTAAGCATATTCTACGGACAAGAGAACTTAACAAACTTCTCGGAACGAACATTGAAGTCCGACTACCAAATAACGTGTTTTATTCGTGCTCTGCTGTCACAGGTACAGTTACCGGACGTAGAGCTTCACGTACAAACTTCTTGGGATATGGAAGCAACGGTCAGAATATCCCCAAACACAGTGACCTTGGCGAGAAATTTCGTGGAATCTTTATCTCAAGACCTGGCAAGATATTCGTCGCCTGCGACCAGGCGTCGGCAGAGGAGTGGGTAGTTCAGGGGATTATTACCGACATTTCTGGAGATAGAAAAGGTCTGGACGAGCTGGAAAAGTCCATACGTACGGGTATTTCTCGTCACGCGATTCTTGCAAGTGAAATCTTTGGCTTGCCTATTGAAAAAACCAACAATAAAAATTGTCTAGAGTACTACGTAGGGAAGAAAGTTCGGCACGCCGGAAATTACGGAATGCAGTCCAAAAAAATGGCGGCTGTAATGGCGTCAGAAGGATTCCCAACCACTCCCGTTTTCTGTCAGAAAGTATTGACAAGATTCCATCAAGTGGAACCTTTGGTTAAAGGTGTATTTCATAAATGGGTCGAGGACTGTCTTGTTAAAACACGAGTACTTCGTACTCCTTTAGGAAGAAAACGGACCTTTCATGGCCTTCGCCCTTACGGAGACAACAATGAAGTCTTTCGTGAAGCCTACGCTTATGTTCCTCAGTCAACTGTTGGTGACAACACCGGAATGGCAGTTCTTTTCTGCCATTCCGTACCTACCGAGGTCGTCTTAAAAGACGATCATGATTCTATCCTCACCGAAACAGATGATACTTTTGAAGCTGTTCTTCAGGCTGTTCAACTCCTACAAAAAGCATTTGACAGGATTCTTCACTTCCAAAACGGCTTGGAATTGAAGATTCCAATCGAGTTTGAGATTGGCTATTCCTTAAAAGGACTGAAAAAGTGTCCTCTCAGCCTGGACGAGACTTCATTAAGGACTATATACAGTTCATTAGCAGCGCAACGGAAAGTCCAATGCGTTACCACGAGTGGTGTGCAATTAGTATCATCAGCGCCACTCTCAAGCGAAGCGTCTGGATTGACCGCGTAGCTTTCAAACTTTATCCGAACCTCTACGTTGTATTGGTAGGTCGTCCTGGTCTGGGTAAAGGCGCTGCTATGAATCCAGCGATTGCTCTACTTAAAGATGCTGGAACGTCAAACATCCTTAGTGATAGAATTACAATGGAGTATGTCCTTGAGAAGCTGTCAAAAGGCTTTCCAAAGATGACTAATCTTGGAGGCCAAAGTCTCAAAATCGGCGTAGAAGCTCAAGCCTTGCTTGTATCAACAGAATTATCTGTTTTTATAACTGCAAGTCAATTTTCAATAACAGCATTGAGTGACCTCTGGGACAGTAAAGAAGGCATATATGGATACGGGACGCGCGGTAAGGGTGAGTGTAATATCAACTCTGCTTGTGTTTGTCTTCTTGGCGGTAGTGCTCAAGAGTGGTTGGTTAAGTCGATCCCTGCTGACGCTGTGGGGGGTGGATTTACTCGCAGGGTTAATTTTGTCTTTGCAGCGAAAAAAGACAGAAAAGTTCCGTGGCCGACGAATAGCCATTTCTCACGAACAGACCTCATCTCGTCTCTTCAAAGAATGGGTCAATTAAGAGGCGAGTTCTCTTTTACTATCGGTGCAAGAGCTTTGTTTCAAGGGTACTACGAATCTTGTGAGCCAGATGAGTTTGACGATGCTGCATCGGCTGTGTACAAGACGTCCAAATGGGCCAACGCTGCGAAGGTAGCTATGTGTCTCAGCGCAGCAAGGAATCATAACATGCAAATAACGGAGGAGGATTTTTCAGATGCCATAATACTTATCGAAGATGTAGCCAAAGACCTTCGAATCGTTTTTCGCGCTGTTGGTGAGTCGGACCTAACCGTCGCAGCGGAAAAGGTACTTCGGTTTGTCGAGATGAAAGGCTTTGCGGCGAGACATGAAATACTTCGCTATAATTGGAGGGATGTTTCAAGCGACGATCTTGACAAGATTTTAGCGACGTTACGCGAGGCAGGTATTATTGGGGAAAAGACAGTAAATAACAAAACGTTGTATTATTCAACAGACTCTTTGAAAGGAAAACCATGACTTTAATTATAGCTCCAGAAAAGAAAGAGACTCCTCCTTCGCCGTTCAAAAAGATGTTGAACGGTCATCTCGTTGTTCAGATTGATGATTTCAAATACAGCGGCAGGCTCGTTATTCCAGACTCAGCCAAGCGGCGGCCAACAAAGGGTAAGGTCGTCGCAAAGGCTGAAGATATCGTTGATATCGAGCTTGGCGAGACGGTACTGTTCAGCCAGTTTGCAGGCTACCTTCTCATATTCGAGAACATGCCTGTTATGCGAACCCTTTCTTACTCAGAAGTGCTTGGAATACTTAATGAAAGCGCTCCTGAATTGGCGGCGGAGGCTTAGAATGAATTTTCCTCAATTTGACGAATTTCAATCCGGGCTCCTTGCTGAAGTTGTCGCTATGAAAAATACTAAAGGAAAAGAATATGCAAACAGTAGCGACCGTTTTGAGAATTTTAATCGCCTTGCAAAACAACTAGAACTTCCTCGCGACAAAGTGCTTCTTGTTTATTTGACAAAACATCTTGACGCTATTAACTATTACACGAAGACGAGAAATGATTCACCAAGCGAACCAATTCGAGGGCGAATTGTTGACGCTATAACATATTTGACAATTCTTGCAGGTATGTGGGCAGAAGATTCTGGATATCTTCAAGACAAAAAATGACCTTTACTGAGATAGGAAAACGTCTCGGTATTTCCCGTCAAGCTGCAAGGCAGTTGTATCAAAAAGCTATGTGGAAGTTAAGAATGCAGAGAGCCTTGGAGGGATTCAAAAGTGAAAAGAGTAGAAGAAATGCTCATCGGAAAACCAAAAATGGACAAAATCTACGACTGTCTCGGAAGTGAGCTTCATGAAAAAGACCTTGTGACGGTTTGTCCGAACAAACCTCTTGTCTTTCAAATAATAGCTCTACAAGCAGGAGGAGTTGACACTCCACAAGGAAAAACGCCGGCGGTTATTCGTATCATTTGTGATATGAACATCGCCGGCGTTCCAGGTAGGCCCTTTACCTCAATTTTAAAGGCCAGCAACCCACAAAGCGACGCTATTGTAAGCGAGCTTATGAAAAGCGACCCTCCTGGGTAAAGTAAAGGTCAGTGCCCTTTCTTTCCATGAGCTTCGGCAAACTTACTGCCTTTTCCTTTCGCCGCGCCCTTTCCATGAGCCTTGCTCCCTCCATGTGCAATCGGGCTTGAGGCACTACTTTTTGACGGTGAAATCTCAAGCCCTTTTGTGCATGACTTTACGTGTTCCACTGACATGTCTGTTCCTGAAGCCATTTGATCCTCCTTTGTGGATTATACCTCTCCGTTTGAACAGCTTCTTCACATCAATTCTTGCTACCATCAACTGAATATCTCGAAGAGGTAGTTGAAGAAAAACTGTCCAAATTCTTTGTCGTTCTTTATTTGTTAGCCTCCCCACTTGCTGAGACCAAAGAAAATTCAACGCAGTAATAAGTTCATGACAAGACCGACACAGTCTTACAACCTGCTCTGGTGTGTAAGTCACATGATGACCGTCGGTGGGTCCGTAAGCCTCGCATTTTATGCAAGTAGTAACCATTAACTTTGTTAACAGTTACTCGCCCTTCTTATCGAGTGCTTCGTGTAGAAGGAACTGTAAACCTCGTATATATTCCTCTGTTGACAGATTCTTCTTTTTACGAAGTCCTTCCAACATCTTAAGCGATTCTGGTGCGTGCTCTTTAAGCGCTTCTTCTAGCTCGGGAATTTCAATTGGCATTTGGTAAGGCTCAGTCGTCTTTTCAGCCCCCCCTTTACTTTGAGCACCAAGAATTTCCTGAGTCTCTTTAATCCTCGACCGACGGGCTGTCTCCCTTACTCTTGTAACACGTTCTACGGCCTTAGCCTGTTCCGCCAACCTTCCAGTACCGTATTTGTTCTTCTTAAACTCACGTAGTTCTTTGAATACCTGAGTCGCATCCTCAATAGAAAGACCGCGAGCATCTTTAATCCTTTTTGGAGTCCAACCACCTTTTGGTTCGGGGTTATTCACCAACTCTTGAGTAACTTTATGAAGTGAGGATATATCAGACGGACCTACCCCTTTTTTAACCTCAGGCTGTTTAGGAGGTAGAGCCTTTGAAGACTTTGGTGTTACTGGCTCCTCGACCTTTCTAGGCTCAAATCCCGTAAGCTGTTGAGGAGGTGCCGACAACCTTCCTGGACTTATAGGACCTTCCTCTGGTCCTGCAGGGCCACTTCCCGGTGACGGTGTTATAGTCCTTGTCGGACTAGTCGGTGTTGGTGGGGGTATATTAACGTCTTTCGGTCCAGGAAGCTCCCTCTTATTAAGAACCTCCTCAAGTATCTCCGGTCTTATCCTCATCGCACGACTAAGGCTGACAAGATAATTCGTCGCCATTCCTAGTCCCATTCCTACAGCTGCACTAGGGAGCCAGGGTAAGCCTGCGGCTCTACTACCTACATATCCAGCGAAGCCTGTAGGAGTCGAGTAGATATATTTGAAAAGGCTTCTATACGACCTTGTACCAAGAATCTTTTTGCTGTCTTTAACAAAGCGAGAAATATCCTCGCTGTTAAGACCGTACTTCTTCAAATTCTTAAGAAGCTCCGCTGTTGCTCCACTGTCCTTTCCCAACGACTTTGCTACGTCCTGGCCTGAGGTGGATTTTTCGACACTATCAATAATATCTCCAAAATTGTGGGTCAGTTTGGCTTGTAGAGTGTTGTAGTGCTTCCACGAATCTTCCATGCCATAATCAGACGCTGCTTTACCGAGCTTCTCAGTCATACTCTTATAAGCCGAGGCCAGAACAGACGTTCCATAGCCTTGGCTCTTGTGAAGTGCGTCATAAATCGCACTACGAAATTGTCTGGCGGCTTCAAAACTCCACAGACCACTCTGTGGTACGTCAGGAGCATGTTTAAGAAGGTTCTGTAACCAAGAATTCGCGCCGACTGGAGTCTTTACTAATTTGCCAAACTCTGACGCAATATGTTGAGCCTCAGCCGACGCGTCAATAACACCTTGTGGATTCCTTGTATCAATGACATCAGACACCGCTTTCGCATGTTTGCCTATTTCAGTTTTGGCATTATCGACGGCTTTACCTATATCTCCTTGAACATCTAGACCCTTCGCATGAATATAAGTATCTTCATACGCTGCTCGTTTGAGTGGATTTAACAGACCCGGATTTTTTGCAACATGAGTAGCCCCGTCGACAACTCCTTTAACGTTAGGAGCCTCCATCTCCTTAGCTTTCTTTCCCAGAAGGGCATAAGTAATTGCCTCAAGAACAGACCCCCCAATATCTTTTCGACCAAGTCTTTCTCCAAACTCAGAACCAATAGGACCGAAGATTGGAATATCTCCGGCAAGCTCATGACCCCATTGTTCGGCTGTATGACCTTGCTGTTTTGCAGCTTGAGCTTTGGCAAACTCCTCCTTGTTTCCAGCGAGCAGTCTATCAAGCATCCCGTTTTTTCCTGTTACAGGGATGCGAGGATCAAAAATAGTTTGAAGAAACTGTCCTGTTCCTTTTACAAGTCCTGCTCCAGTATCGTACAAATGTCCTGGAGAAAAGCCGAGATAAGGCTCCTCTTTGGGAAGCTCGCTGTGCATTCCTTTAAGAGCGTCTGTCGACAAGAATGTCTGAAGCTTCGGATTACGTTGTATCATCCTGTCGACAAGTTTTGAATTGTCGAATTTTGCTAAAGTCGGATATTTCTTCTTTATCCGACCAGCAAGGTCATCGACACTAAGATTTTGTTGTCCTTGTCCGTCCGGCATTATTCACCTGACCCACCGACAGCTTTTTTAATTGCACAGTCGATATCATCATCGTCACAATCTCCCTCATCCTCCAAAGGAGTCTCTTGGCCCTTTGCCGAACCAGGATACACTAGTGCAGACGCAGGAGGAACTTTCAACTTAACATTCTGCATAGCTGATTTCTCTTGACCCTTTTCCGAACCGGCACCAGGATACACGCCTTTCAGTGTATCCTGGTAGCTCTTTACGTAAGCGTCTACAGACTCCTTAATCTCTTTGAGCTTGTCCATACCTTCGCCGGTCGTGCCCATAAAAGTGGGAAGGTCTGAGGCTAGTTGAGTAAGACCCGCAGCTTTAAGCTGTTGCTGAAGCTGCATAAAAGGATGTCCTGTTGCAGCACTCCACAAGCCGGCTTTGGTCTTTCCAGTAATGAATCCATCAAGAGCTGCTGAGGCATCTTGAGCAGCTTTAAGCTTCATTTGAGCAGATGCAGGAGGAACCTTCAATTTGACATTCTGCATAGCTGCTCTGAGTCTATACTGTCCAAGAATTGTAGCAGCGTCGGCTTTTCCTTGAGCATTAGCGACGGCTACATTGTACTTCCCTTGATTATCAAGAATCTGCTTCTGATAAGCTGCTCGGTCTTTCTGAGCTTGAATAAGTCCAGCCGCAGCAATTTTACGCTCACTTGCAGCTTCAGCAGCGTTGAGCCTTTCAATCTCAGAAGGAGATACTTGTAGACCTCCCGCAATACGTTCCATCTGTTTCTGCTCAACAGAATTCAGCTGTGTCTCTAAAAGACGCTGAGGGTCTTGTTGAGCAGCTTGTTTTTCAGCATCTATTTTAGCCGCTGTAAGTTGTTGAGCAGGAGTCGACTGAGGAATTCTATACCCACCAACAACACGAGGGTCCGTTTGAGGCTTTAATTGAGGTTGTACTTGCGACTGCTGTTGCTGTCCTTTACTATTGACATGTTGTCGAATGCCTTGCTCAAAACCAGCTATTGCAGGGTCAGGAGGCTCGGCTGGCATATTGGCTTCTTGAGCCTTAGTAAGCCATCCCTTGTACACTTTGTTGAGAATCTTAACAGAGTGTTTGTCGTTCAAAATATCATGCTGAGTAGCAGTATCTCCACTCTCAATAGCCTGCATAAGATTTTGAGCAATGTTTGCAGCTTGACTTTGAAGCTTCTGGTCCTGTCTTTTATTCCAGTCTGTAAGAAGTTGCGACACTCCTTGAACGGCACTATATGTAGCTGCTCCTTTAGGGTCAAGCTGTGACATAAACTGAGCTCCAAAAGGAGGTGGAGTATATCCAGGAGCAGTTGGACCTGCTTGTGGAGGAGGCATTGTTGCACCTGCTCCAGAAGAGTTGTACTTAATGTTCAAAGGAGTAACTCTTCCGGGAGCGACAATAGGTGAGGTAGAAGGCCCACTACTTTGTCCTTGATTCATCGTTTGCAAAAGTGCTGCAAGTTTCTGAAGTGTATCACCTGTTGTAGTTGTATTCGAAATCATACTAGCTCCCGAAAATTCCCCAAGGATTTGAGCTAATTAAACTTCCGACACCTCCGAGAAGTCCAGGAAGTGATCCAAGGAGGCTAGAAAGAACTCCTCCGCTTGGTTTATAAATTTGAGGCATTGTCGTAGCCATACCGTATTGTTCCTGCAACAAAGGATTGTTCTGTGGCAAATTCTGTGTGTATTGCTGAAGCGCGTTCTGTATTGCAGATTGGTCAAGATTTTGGATTCCTGTAGCCATTTGCATCTCTTGTGGCAACGCTTGCATCGTCAACTGACCAAGGAGACTCTGCTCACCTGTCGCAGTTTGAGCAAGATAATCCTGCATCGCATTCGCCATCTCAGATGAGCCAAGAGAGCCTCTAGAACCAAAGGCTTCTTGAAGGTTCGCCATTTGCTCCTGAATAGGAATGTTCATTGCTCCAATTTCGGACTGCCACATCGGCAGAACGTATGACAGAGGCCCACCAGTTCCAGGCACTCCATTAACACCACTTCCTTGACCCATAAAAAACTGTTGAAGTTGTTGCATCAACGGATTTTCTGGAGCAGTAAGAGTCCCTGGAGCGGTCATCATCCCAGTCGATGGAAGCATAACCGACTGGTCAAACATCGGAAGACCTTGACCAATCTGGCTCTGTAAATACGAAGCAAGATTTCCTGTAAGAGCAGGATCGATAGTAGGACCAGTCCTCATACCTCCAGGAATCCTATTCGCACCTCCAATAGGCTGATTCCACCCTGCGGCTGTAGTCACACCTGTTTGAGGAAGAAAGCCAGACGAGCCTGTCGGTCCTTGTGGAGCTCCACCAACACCTCCGTAGAGGAAAGGGTTCAACTGTACTGGGTTCGACGTAGGCGAGGGCATAGTCGGATAAGACATATACTGATTCCCAGACCCTCCGCCAAAATTGAACGTACTTACCGGCCCTAAAGTCGAGCCTGAACCGCCAGGGCCATTTCCTTGAAACAAAGCCGCAAAATTTGGAATAGCTGACATCTGACCTCCTAATACATATACCTACGAATTATTGGTCTAAGAACCTGTTCTGTGCGCCAACCTTCTTGTTCACGTCGCTTTTTCCTCCCAAACATCAAGCCTGGACGTTGAGGAGTCTTAGGGTCTCCATATAACAGCGTGTGAATTTTACCAGACTTCTCATATTCAAGAAGCTCTATGAATCCACGCTCTGCTGCGGCGAGGATAATAATCTCATTCCAATCATTTGGCAAAAGGATTGGTGTTGTGTTGTCAACAACATTGTTAGCATCATAGATAATAGGATGTTGCTGTAACATTCTCGTCTGTACCTGATAAGCCTGGTCAGGTATAGGAGTAAAACCAATCGAACCTCCAAAGCGATACCACTCGGTTGGCAGAGAGTAAGTTGGCTGAAAATTATCCGATTTTTGATAATGAGATAGTTCCAGCTTTCTTCGAATGAGGTTCGTTCCTGGGTCTTGCCATAAGAGTATATCCAAAGTAGCTACGTTGTACTGAACATTCGCAGGAATAAGATTAGGAACCTCTGCATACTCTTGAACTTGAGGAGTCAAATTGAACAAATTTCCATACAACTCAAGTTGATCAAACTCATTCCTAAGCTCGAAGTTGCTTGTGATTTCAAGAATAGCATCTCGAATCCACACATCAGCTCTTGAAGTATCAGTCGTTCTATTCTCTACTTTTAGAATGACCTCAGCCTCAAGCTGAGAGATAGTAAAAGTAACACTCATTTACCGACCTCCCATTGGAAATCTTGAAGGAGCAGTTACAGTAAAACCTCCAACTCCAACTACAGGAAGAAGGTCAGGGTTTGAAGGGGCACTACTGGTTACAATTACGTTGTCGGACAAACCTCCAGTAATAGTAGGTTTGAACACTACAGTTATAGAACAAGAGTTGCCGGCTCCAAGCGAACTGCCACAAGTGTTGCTGACACTAAAATTGATACCAGATTGCATAGCGATATTCGTGATGGATAGAGACGACGCTCCGGTATTAGTAAGAGTGATCGTTTGACCAGAACTAGGAGTATTTACTGCCTGGTTTCCAAATGACAATGACGGTGGAACGTATGAGGTACAAGGTCCGACGGAACAGTTTGCTGTAAACCAGGTAAATGCTCCGCGACTCCAGCATGAACCAAAAGCCCTTCCGGTAATATCAGCCGTGAACAGTGTCTGAGTAACACCACAACCACTTGACAAGGGTGTAGTAGGGTCAGTAGAGCCTGTCAAGGAGAAAGTATTTTGAGAGGAGTTTATAAACGGATTACCAGCATTTCCCGATGCTGTAGTATTACCGCCCTGCGCACCAGTTGTCACGTCATCGTTGGTGGTAGAAAAGTATGAGTTGTGGTTCCATTGGCATGACGTTGTGATGAATGTTCCTGTGCCATTGCAGGTTATGTGTACTATAGGAGAGCTGCCATTGTTCCACCACAGAGTGTTCTGCCACACCAAAGTTCCGATTGTGCCTATATTGTCATTGAGAATGGGAGTACCTGGATAGCCAGCCCCGCCAGACAAATTGAGTATACTGTTATTCAGGAACTTCAAGGTGGTGAACGTACAACCTAGTGGAGAAATCAAGCCGTTACCATAATTTCCAACAGGGTAAGGCGATGCTATAATAATCTGATTGCCATAAATGTCCCATTCATCAACTGTAGTAGTGCATGACGGAGCTGCCCACGGTGCTGTTCCCACAGGATTGACAATTGTGCCATAACTGTTGGTAAATCCACCATTGAAGCCATTCGAAATGGCGAAGTCCTCGCTGTGACAAGCACTATTGGTGCCCAACTTGTCTGGCCCCATCCAATACTTCGTAACAGTATTGCCGCCCTGATTGACCTTGACATAGCCCTCAGTGCTGTTATGAAAGTAGGCGTTCTCAATGAGAGTACCCTGAGTTTGAGAGATGCCGGAATCGCCAAGGGTGACAGGCTGCTCACACAATGTAGGCTGCGTATCAGCAAAACCTCTAAACTCCACATTGTCGAAAACGTCCCCGATTGAACCTCCATGCCCCGCCACACTTACGATTACTGCATTACCAGCACTGCCGTTTACCTGAGTCTGAAATACCATACCAAATGACGAGTCGGGGCATAGTGCAATTGCGGAATTGGACGAGGCGCTGCTGATGTTAGTCGTACTGCATCCGGCAGTGCCATACTGACCCTCAAAGGTAAAATTATTAGCGATAAGCCTAACAAGCATATTCATTACAACTGTGCCAAAGATAGCTGCATGGGAGTAGCCAGTATTAGTACAATTGTCGGTGTCTGTAACAGCTTTAATGATGACTCTTTGTGCCCCACTATTTGGAGTGGCGTAATAGACATTAGAACCAGTCAAAGTATAGGTGCCCTTGGCCAGATAGTAGGAAGCTCCACGAACCAGTGGCGTCCCTGTGCCTGATGGTACACCCGGCGCAGTAGCTTCAGGGTCTGCTGTGCCTCCAGTAGCAAAGCTGGCCATGTTGTTCCAGTCAATACCACTCTTAGTCCCACTGCCCGTAGGCGAGGCGGTGAAACATTGGGCGTCAACAATAGGAGCTACGAACAAAAGCAGAACTGGTATAATCCAACATCTCATTGGACGCGATAACCCCCATGTGTCGGAGTCCCAGCAGGGTCAGAGAATGCTCCTACCTGAATTTGCCAGGTTTGATTGCTATTGGAAAAGCCGTAACTATTTGTACCTGGCGTTGTAGCTTCTGCATACCCTAACCCTATTCCAGCACCGGCCGCTGATCCAACGTCAAAGGTACATGATCCTCCTGAAGTACTGAATCCATTTGCCAGAATGAAACCAAAGCATGGTACATACTCAGGGTTTATAGAGGTAGTGTAGGATACTGCGGCATTGCCAGTACCGGCAGTTGCCTGAGCGAACTGAGAGCCACTCAGTCCATTATTATCAAGTATCCACGTACCAGGATGAGGACCACCAACATCCTCGCAGCCTTGCCGACTGAAAAGAGAAGACCCTCCCCAACTCAAAGTAAATGTATCATTGATTGATGACGGCTTTGCGTTCGGCGTCCACCAAAGAACGTCTGTAAAACCTCCACCGGCAGCGTTGGTGACAATGCCGTTAGGAAAGGTGGGGCTGATTGTAGTACCGATGGATGCAAAAGTTGACCCTGGTGTATCTGAGCCGGTAAAAGTAAGTGTTGAGGAGGTACCGATTTCTGTCGCGCACCAAACCAAATCTCCTGTAACAATGGCTACAGTCCCACCGGCAATAGTTGCTGTGGCACTAGTGGCTGTGCCTGCATTTACAGGAGAGGAACTACGGCACGTAAATGGGCCTACTATCGTAGAATTGCAATTGGTTGATGCTAGAACCATCTCAACCATTGAATGCATCCAGGTTGTTCGATACCATGTTTTGGGTGGGACCATAAATAGACTAAAGATGCCACCAAACAAGAAACCAATCACCAAAGCTCGTTTTATTCTTACCATGAACCATCCGCCTTTATATGAAGGTCATAAGTAGGAGACCCAGAAATTGACACTGCAAACTGAATATTAGGGGATGTTGCACTGATAGCCACATTCAAATTGATGCTGGCAAAGGACGCTGCACCCAGAGACGTACAAGTAATAGTACTAATGTTGGACTGAGAAGTACCCGAGGAATCTGTCCAGCCAATGGTTAGTGTGGCGCTGGCTGACGCGGCATTCCTGCAATTGAATGCAGCTCCAATGTGGAACACGTTGGTTGACATTGTGGCTGAGGAAAATACCAGGCTATTGACCAATACTGAGGTAGTAATGGCAGTCGTACGTCCTATATAGTCATTCCATGCCTGGAACGAATCTGGACCAACACAGAACGGCTCTACTGATATTGGATAGATTCCCGCCCCCGCATTGGTAGATTGCACTTGACCAAGCACGCAAATTGGACCAGAAATCATAGAGAGGGTAGGCGTCCCAATGTCGGAGCAATCTCCTGCCACATTGACACTAGCCACCACCCAATCATTTACAGTGGTAGGAGTGCCAAACGTACAGTTGGCAAGACCAGACCATGCGTTATTACTGTCTCCGGAGGTTCCAGCATTACTGACAACGGGCCATACAAATGTGTCTGTGTCTCCTGTAGTAGCTCCTATTGCAAATGATCCTGATCCATTACTATCAAACTTTGCAAGATGAGCATTGCTAGTTCCAACTGACGTATTATTTGCTAAAGAAGGGCCAGCTTGAGGAAGAGTGCCGGTTCTCTGGAACGCAGGAGCTTGTATGCCGTTTGGATAGGTACAGAGGAAAGCACTTGATACCACACTACACAATGAATTGACAATGGATGTAGGACTCAACGCAACTGGAAAGAATGTAGCTGTAAGCCCACTAAGACCACTACCACTCCCAAGACTTGGAACATACCAAAAAGTACCATCGGTATAGATTAGAGCAAGTTGATTGGAGTTAACGTTTACTGACGTAGTGCAAGTTGTGGTACAAATACTATTCGTAGATGAAGTTATCGTCGCACTACCAGTACTACCGACGTAGAGTCCAGTTGTATATCCAGCAGCAAACCCCGTTGAGCCTGGAGCGGCAAGTGTAACGGCTACTGTTCCAGTATTAGTAAGAATAACAATGTTGTTGTTGTCAGTAGGAGATACATTAGTTCCCTGAAACGTATACGACGCACCAGTTTGTTTGTTCGGAGCCACTCCAATCAGCGCGCAGGTGGGGTCAACAAGGCTTGAAGTGGTTAAGATATAAACCAAACTGCAAGTTATCGGACCCGTACCAGAACCTACTAAGTTTGCATTCGATGGGCCTTCAGCAATGATAACTGAATGAGCCGTCGGGTTGGATACTCCAGTACCACCTCCAGAGGGGTTAGTGATTCCAGTAATTTCGAACTTCTCATTCCCAGTACTCGGATTAGAAGGAGTAGTTGTAAGTCCGATTGAGTTAACAGTACTTGTTATAAAAGTACAGGGAGTTCCTGTTATTGTTGTATTCAAATACAAGCACTGTCCCGTCGTAGGAGGCGTGCTTGTATTAAGCAGAAACTGCGAAGCACCAAAATCAAGCCCGATAACATTCTGAGCCGTTCCAGTCCCACTAAGAGAATGACCTGCCGAGAAACCTCCCCCACCTCCTGCACTTCCCCAAAGGCTACATGACGTACCAAAAGCTCCAAGACAAATTCTTAGTGTTTGTAAGCCAAGATCGTAATACTCCCCACCAACAGCAGCACTTACTTCAGTAGAGCTGTAAGCGATAGTAATAACACTCGCAGGAACTCTAGGCGAAGGAGGCGCTATTGAAACAGCTTGTGGTGAGGACGTTAATACTGTAACAAGCGAGTCGAAACAAGGACTCGGAGCTGCTTGAGGACAAACGGTAATTTTCCACTGCGAATTTGCTGGAGAAATATTTACATTCGCCGGAAGAGCAATCGACGCTGTTCCTGTCCCACTAAGCGAGCCAGCTTGATTATTGAGCGTCCCTCCACCTGAGGTAATAACCGACCCTCCAGCAGGCTGGCCTTGAGGAATTAGTTGGGTCTTCCAAGTACCACTGTTCCATGTTTGAGCATCAGGAGTGTCAGTAACAGTCAAATTGACTGTTGTTTGTCCATGAGCAGGAAGAGCAAATAAAATTGTTAACAAAAGTAACAGTTTTCTCAAAACTCACCTCAAACAATAAAAAAACTAATAGTTACTCCAGCTTGAGTACTTTGTAGAGTAATTTGAGTCGAAGTCGACGGTAAGGTTCCGTTAAAAATGTCTGTGGCTGCACTTTTCGTCATTACATGATACCCTACAGGAATTCGACCAAGATTGTGAGTAATTGTCAAATTTGTATTGGCTGTTGGAAAAGTGACAGTCTTCCAAACACCGTCAATATTGTCACTGTTTGTTCCATCTCCGTAGCCAATCTTTCCATTCACAACTGATGTGAAATTTCGGTAGACTTTTTGCAAAGTCTGACCAAAACGGCTCAACGATTTTTCCTCCGGCTTAGGAGTCACCCAATCAATACTAGGAGTAGCTTTCAATTGTCGATTGTACCCCCTCGCTGCTCGCCGGCAGTATCATAGTACGGAGCAAATTCCACAACAGCTCCAGGCTGTGGGGTCGACTGTGTAGTAGCCGAACCACAAACAAAATCGCTTACGGCTACTCCAGTACCAGACATATAAAGGCCAGCAAAAGACCCAGTGGGATAAGTGACATCTGTAGCCTGAGCCACAACTGTTCCGTTGTGAAGTACAAACAGATTATTTCCTACTATAGCAAGAGCCATTGTATCTCCTGGATTTATCTGAAATCCAAGACTATCAATTGAGATAACAAAGGGTCCGCCACCAATCCCATAAGCGTATACTACGATAAAGCATGTACCGTCTCCATTATTCCCAAACTGAAGTAGGTACCCATTCAGGCTTTGAGGATTCGTTTCACGAACAGAAATTGCTATTTCATTGTCAGGATTGACCAATTGAGACTGAAGTTGGGCTACAGTCACCTGTACGTACATATTATTTGGAAGAGAAGAGCCTGTGTAAATCTCTCCGAAAAGACCTACAACGTTAATAGGTACACATTGATTATTAACAATTTGAAGACCATAAGATAAAGGAATTGTCCAATTCACTGGATTGAGTGGGCTCTCATTTGCCCTAGTAAAGTTGTCAGTAGCTACCTCAGTAAGCTGAGGAAGAAGTGCGGGAGACACAGACACTTGCCACTGAATTCGAAGGCCCGTCACTTTGAACTCCTGGACATAAGCCAAAACATCCCCACTTCCAGTTCCAAGAGTAATTGTATGTGACTCAGAAAATCCCCTCTCGTTTGTTATTTGAATCGTGTACGAGGAGCTTCCCTGATCCATAACAGCAAGTCGGTACTTCTTTGTCGTATGTTTGTGTCGTCTATCCCCGAAGATAATCTTACCACTCGTGATAGAAGCAGGAAGCTCGCAGTAGTTTGTGAAATCAACATACTGTCCCGTCCCGTTCGAGCATCCAAGAAGAAAACCTCCAAGAGGATTGTTCGTTTGTAAATTCGCCGGCGTCCAAGTCTGAGCTGCTATTGTTCCAATAAGGTCCTCAATTCGAATGGCACTTATTCGAAAGAAGCTTCCAATTGTCACAATAGTATTACTGTAAGTAAATCGAGTCCAGTTTGTCTCGTCAAAGTTGTAAACCCACACAGCAATTTGAGGGATAACGAGCCAATACGCCCGATAGGGGTTCCCATTAATTGCGTAAGTACAGAACCCATAAATGCCGTTATACCCACCTTGACTGTTCGAAAGCTGTTTTGCGTCAGTAAGAATCCTCGTACGCGCTCCGAGCCTTCTCCTTGACCCATCTCCCATAGGCATGTCGCCTATGGGCTCGATAGACGTACCATTAAAGGCATAAACATTGTCTATCCCGAGATATAGAGCAATGTCCTGGCCCTGGTCATTCATCTTTGCAAGACTATAAGGAGCAGCAACACTTTGCTGGCTGTTTACTATAGGCTGAAAATCAAAAGGAGCAGTCCCAATTCCTGTAGGGATAATTTGGACAATACCTTGAAAGTGATATCCAAAGCCGTACTGTCCAAGTTTGTTAATCCCATTTATAGGTCCCAAATTGTTAACTATATCATTGAGACCTGAAGTAAAAGATGACCAGTCTGTTGGGTCACCTATACCGCTCCAATAATACCTCTGAGGAAAGGCAGGGTTTATAACGAAAAGGTGATTCCCAATCTCAGCTATGTGTATTCCTGGAGGCGCGTTGCTTGCAGCCTGAACATAACTGGATGACTCACCATCCCAAATCCAAAGAGGGTCAATTCCTTGAGAGAAACACAGCTTGTAATTCAGAACATCCCACCCAAACAGAGCTGGAGGTGCAGAGGCAAAACCAGGCCCGGTAATGACGTTCCAGGCGCCGTTCAAATACTGAAGCAATCTTGTTGGCGTAATAACTGTTTGAATATGATTGCCAGAAGAGTTGAAGAAATCCGCTATAGCTTCATAAGGCTCACCTGACGACGGGAAAGCTGGCAACGCCGTCCAACCAGGTCTTACTGAAGCGAAACCTTCTCGAAGAATGAAATTCTCAATGTCCGAAAACCCAAACTGTTCAATCTCCGTAAGAGGAAGTTCGCTTTGTATTCCTCCAAAAGGACCAGTAGTCAGAAATTCTGGAAACTCTTCCGAAGACAAGTTTTTACGCTCAGGTACCGAGGGCATTAGCTAATTCTCTCTGCAAGCAAGCTATTTCCGGTAATACTTCGTGTCGAAGTTGCAGCGTCCCATTGAATATAAAGTCCAATTGTATGTAAAGTCTGTGTGTTAAAAGTAATACTTGGCGATGCAGTCGCCTGTGGCAAAGAGTTTGCAAAAGCGTTTGCTGAACTCAAAAACTTCGACATACCAGCTGCCACTCCAGACGTACCTACTGCTGTAAAATTGAAGGTAGCTGTATACTCCCAGTATATATTCGACGACGAGCTTAAAGCAAGGAGGATTCCTTGATTCGAGCTAATAGACCCATCAATCGCCGTATAAACAACCGGAGCACCAGCAGCAGGACTTGAAATAACCCCACTAGCTGTCAAACGAATAGCTTGCCCTACTTGGCTGATATTGTTTGGGTTGTACTGAAACGTAGCCACAGGAAGAGTGACTGTTGTATTCGAAACAGTACCTAGACTTACTCCTCCAAAGAAGCGTGTCGCTCCTATAAATACATACGAGATATCAACCCAAGCCGTTCCATTCCACTGAAAGAATTGGCCTGTGTCATTCGCCAGAAAGATAATACCATACGACTGACCAATACCACCACTACCAAGAGCGCCCCAAGTAGCGTTGACTGTTTCGGGAGTTGGTCTGTTCGCAAGCTGACCGCACAAAATCGACATCCTTTGCATGACGTCGTTTTTAAGATTGCGAATGTCTTGACCTAGAAGATTAGCCAACTGAGTATCAGGCGGCTGTGTAATATCCCAGACATCTGTAAATGTTGGAGGAAAAGCCATTTACGCTCCTACTAATTCGCCAGTATTTGCCTCAACTTGACGAACTCTATCATCATACAAGCGTATCATTTCGTAGTCTTTCTTGTCTGTTACAAACAGAGGCAAGCGTATATGCTCGTTAATCCAGTCATGAACAAGGATGTTCTGTTTCGGTTCGGTCGCTCCACGAGCAGTCAAAATTCTGACCTCTCGACCTTCTGCCACCCATCTTTTGACTCTCTGTACCATTTTACCAATAGGAGCACCGATACCAGTACTCCAACCAGAGTAATTAGCCAAAGTACCATCCAAATCCACACCAATCCAGCCATCAGGCTCTGAATCGCCTCTAAGAATACATTGAACATTTCGAAAATCCTTGAGAAAAGCATGGGCTAAATCAGTCCTGTATTGAAGGTTTGGTACTTCGAGTCTCGAAATAACATCGTAACAGCGAGCAAAGCCTTCGCTTATCGAGCCTCCGAAGCACGATATTACTCCAAGAGAGCCATCCTCCCCACAGCTTTTCAGCTCTTCTCCATCAAGCATTACTCCATAAGGATAAAAAGTATCCTTATCTTTCTCAGTAAATCCCCTAACAGAAACTTGTTCGACCTTCCCTTTCGAAGGCCAGGGAGGAATACTCAAACGAACACCACAACCGAATCCAACTGGAAGGGCCACTCGAAGATCATCCCCACGACAAACGTCTGCGACGAAGCTGCCAAAGTCAGCGCGAAAAAGAGTATGAAGAAAGGTCGGAAACGCATCATAACCAAAGCGAGGAGTAAACTCAAGAGCATAAAATCCTTTGTCGTTAATAACGCAATTGATGTCGATTGGTCCGACATATCTGTGTTTCCTTAGTGTATCTGTTAACGGTATTAACAGATACTTCACTATAGGGTCTTTCGAGTCACAAGACCAAACGATATTACCTGTACACCCTCCTGAAGGGCCAAGATTCTCATTCATCAATTGTTTTCGTTCGAGGGTATGATTAAACAGACCGTCAATCCAATCTTCACCGTTGAACCAACCTTCGGTAGAGACATCAAAGCCTTCGATGAATTCTTGTATCGTAAGCTCGACTTGACCACCTGCATGCTCCTTCTCAAACCTTTTAAGAAGAAGATGCGCCTCTTCATGACTCTTCGCCACTTGGGATGGGACGACACCGCTCATACCCCCCTCGGGTTTCAAAACGACTTTTTCGGTAGTCGTTTTGTCGATAGCTTTAACGGCGTCGTCCCAGGACTGAACACTGAAAGATTTCGGTGTGTCTATCTCAGCTCTATGCATCACCTCCTCTGAAAAACCGCGGTCTGACTCAAGTTTATCCGCGAAAGAACTTCCACCGAAGGTTTTGACATCAGACTCACGGAACTTGTCAAGAAGCGTGCCGAAGCCGGTACAATCCGCAATTACAGTTTGACCAGCTTCAAAAGAACTTGAATGCTCAACTAAACCAAAACCAAGTTTTTCTTGTGAGCCTTCACGAATCCACAAAGCAACATCATGACCCTCCCTCGTCAAACGGAGAGCCAGTCCAGTACCATCTCCTCCCTCACTAAGAATCAAGAATTTACTCACCATTATTCCTCGAAGCGACTACTTGAAGTCGATGGTCCTGTGAGCTCCAGGCAGCTCGTCGAATGATTAGAGCCTGAATAATACAACCATCCGACGCGTTATGTGCTCCAGGCTCTTTAATCTCATCTCCATGCATAAAAAACGCACCTCGACCAAACATTTCATTCTCAAGGTCTGGTATGAGGGGAATAGCATACTCTCCTACACGAAGGTCATTTATCGGTTCACCCATTGTATAAAAACCGACAGGCAAAGGTCCGACAAACTTGACCGTTTGCATCAAAGGATTGTTAAGACCAATCCCATGACCAGAATAACCCACAGGCTCCATAGGCACTCCTGTAGGAGAGTACAAATACCCCGAGTCTTGAGCAAAGAGCCACATTTACTTAACGTGAACCTGAAGAGTAACGCCAGTTCCAAGAGCCGAAACAATAAGACCTTCAAACCAGTTTTCAAGGTTGTAGGTTTGAATCTCACCAGCGTTTGTTGTTTGATACAAAGGTGAGATGATGGTCTTGCTATTCCTGTCAGTTATTGTAGCCATTGAGTTTCCAATGGTTCCGGCAGCGCCGCCTATAACCTCAATGAACTTGATGTACGCCTGAGGTTGCCAGATAGTTCCGGCTCCTGCTGTGTCAATGTGCCAACTTCGTGAAGAGACATCGTTTGCCATCTTAATGCCTCCTAATTGAAGTTGTACTCAATGACGCAGTCAAAGCCGTAGAACTTCCCAGTGGCTGAAGCCCCGGTAACAACATCAAGCTCAATCCAAAGACTTTCATCTGGAGAGATAACATATCCCGGAGGACCTCCAGCAGGATTGTTAATCGCTTGAAGCTGTGCCGTTGTAAGAGCCAGGTTAATGACGTAAGGATTCGCTTGAACAACGTTTGTTAATCCGTTGTTAGCAACAGGAACTACGTTCGTAATCGCGTTTGCAACGTTGTTCGCTTGTAGAGTATAGTCAACACGTGACTGCAAAGTACCAAACGCGGCTCCAGTTACGACGTAAATTGTGTCAAAGGACAACAGCCTAAAGCCTTTAACTTTATTCACAGTACGAGGCTTCAGCTGTTGTCCCGTATTCATCGAACCTATTGCATCAGGTCTGTACAACTGAGGCTGAGCGCTTGCTGGAATACCCGCTCCACCAAATTGTTCCTGCAAATCATCACCAAATCCTGTACGACGTAGGATTATGGTAGTAAGATTTGCTGAGAAGAAACCAGTAGTGCTTACAGCGATGTTATATGACCAATCTCCAGCAGCATTCCTTGTTAAAGGGGCCGAACCCACTGTAGAAAAGAAATTGACATCTCCCGGTCCAATCAAAAGCCTAGCGTCAGGAAACGCCAAATCCTGCATGTATCTTGACTGAGTACGTGGCATGAGTCCTCCTTGACTCGCGTCGTTTTGGTACGACGTCTAGCTACCAAACTTGAGGGGAGTGTCCTGACCGCAACCACCGCGAGCCCAGCCCCTTCAGCTCAAAGGAAGTTAAGGACACTCCTAATATTGGTTCGAATCGTCCGCTGTAGGCTGTTTCAAAATGTCCGCAACTTGCATTTCCTGGTCTGCACTTTGACTCAAATTGTCTTGAATAATGATGTCTCTATAAAAAGTAAGAGGGTTATCATAACACAAAGGACAAGCCAAAGCTCCTCTGTTCAGACCAGGTTGACGCCTTAATTGACTACACCGATACCACCAACCACAAATATCACAGGCGTGCCAGGGGTCTCCGGTAAAACTTGTATGTGAAGGATTAGGCATTAAAGACCTTGCCTTCTCCTGTGAAATCCTCGATACTCGTCAGCTTCTTGTTTAGTAAAGAAGTGCCCTTGAACTCCACAAGCACAGCTATACCCAAAACTGAAGAGAGAAGTAGGGTCGGTTATAGCAAAAACCTCCCCTTTGTGTTGCTTTTCGAGGATTTCACTAGGAATAGGCATTTGAACCTCTATGGACCGTTCGATCCCCAAGTTCCTTCCCACACAGTGGCGCCGCATGAGAACCTCATAAAACTGACTTGTTTGAGCGACCGTGTGTCGAAGTCATCCGCAAAATCTTCATCAAGCTCATGCCTGACAAAGAATTTGAGACGATGTGACATTTTGTCCGCAATAGTGAACCAGGCACTTTGGCTGGTCAAATAATGACCAACGAAGTAATTCAAGTCTTCAGCCAAAATTGCATTGATTTCATTATCCGACGTATAGGGTTTATGTGGCGAGCCGAAGATTTCTCGGGCAATCCACTTCAGCTCGGGAGGAATAACCGCGGTTCGAGGCTTAATCGAGACAGGCATACCTTGACTGTCCGGTAGGCGCTCGAACATATTGACCATCAACTGAACAGCTGTAAAACTGAGGTCCACATCAGTTAATGGTCTGTTTGGATATGTACCAGCCGAGGCGATGATGTTGGTCACACCAGGCGCCACTGACGTAGCGGCAGGGCCGCCAAGTAGTGGGTGTGAGGTGTTGAACAACGATAGACCGTCGGTGGTTACGACAGTGGTAAAACCAAGATTGAAAACATTAAACGCCTGTTGCTCTTTAACAAACTGAGCAGACCGCGCCAATGCTTTCGGGACTTGATTAATCACACCGTACTGGTCGTCTTCATAAAGCTCAAACGAACTCCGCACTCCGAGACCGTAGGTGAGATGCAAATAACGCTTCGTACCACCCTGAATCGCATCTGAGTACGAAATGGCCTCACCTTCCGGCTTTTCTACCAGAGGCGGCAGCCCCGCGAACTCCACCTCATCTTCATACGCCATCTTCGATGTTTCGACATGAAAGATGTGACTGTATTCCTCATCCCTCTGCAAAAGATCGATCCAGTGTAAAAAGGTGTCATGCAGACCCGGGGCCATCAACTGAGCAAACTGGCCACGTACCATCGTTATATAGCTAGCCCTCCGTTCTTTGCGTCGCGAGTGGGCTCGCTAACGGTTTCGTCAACTGGAGTTGTTTCAAGACTCTTTCTATTTATTCGGCGAATTTTTTCTGCTAATTCAAAACGCTTCGCCCTTTGAGAGTCCGTTAACTTACCACCAGTATACGTGACTAGTTTTGACATTTCGATACCAAGAAGAATCAACTCTCTCTTGACAATCGAGTAGTCCTTGATATATTCAAGAAAATCACGACACTTGTTTCCACAATACAATAGTTCGTGAGTCTTCGTTGTCGCTTTTCCATTGGCTATTTCTCGGTTCTTCACCGAAAAATGACCTCCAGGAAACTTAAGACTTAACAAGCCCAAAATCGTAGGGTCCTTTTGAGTAATACTTACCCTAATATTTTGAATTCTCCCTTCATGTTCAATCTTCGAGGAGACACAACCTTCCCCATCGAAGAATCCTGCTATCCAAGAAGGAGTTAGCCTCGCAACAACTTCAAGCAGTTTATCTTGGGAGGATAACAAAGTATTCAAATCATCCATGTCATCCTCCTTACGCAACAAGCTGCTGAGCGCCAGTGGTTACGACGAAGTAAACCCCGCGCGGAGTAGCCGATTGGTCGTTAGGGTCGAGCTTAACAATCGTAACAACAGTATTAGTCCCGACCGTAGATTTTGATTTGTCAACATACCAATGGTTGTCTGAGTCAATGGTCATACCATACTGAACAGTAACGTCAGTTGCTAGTGCCGTTTGAGAAGGACCAACCTGTCCAAGAAACACAGTGTCCTCTACAGCTACTTCAAAACCTTGACGACCGTCATTAAACAACGGCCGGCCAATGTTTTGAGCAGATGCTTCATATGGCACCGAACCAAAGACAAGTGACTGTTTTGGAGTAACCGCAGCTGTCGGCAAAACACCGAGAGCTGCAAGATTATTCCCCGCTTCCTTCGAGAAGCCTGCAATGCCACGAGTAACCGTAGTACCGTCCCAAGCCTTGAGTCCCCCGTCACCTAAAGCTATTTGTACAGGAGTTCCAGGCAGGAATACTTGAGAGGCTTCTTCAATGGTTCTTCGCATTCTCGGCTGTTGACCGGAAATGGTCTGAATCGAGTGAATCTCTGATGAAGCCAAAGCGAGTCTCCTTTCTTACTTTACTGAGTTTTCGATCTCGGTCAACGGGGGCACGTAGACTCTGACCTTTTCGTTACTCGGAAAGCCTGCTGCTCCGGGCAATTCACGGCCTTCCGAATCTTGATGCTCGGTCTTACTACCAGACATAGCAATGCCTGGTTTCTTGACACGAGCGATGGCTCGTTCTTCGTTGTATTTTAGAGCGCCAATATAATCAACACGAGCCATTTTCATAAGGATGAGGTCGCCGTAAATGACACGGTTGTCCCTAATCAAAGCCGAAGGGCACGGACCTCCAAGCTCGTCCATGACGTCTTTAGGTTCGACGCACTCAAAGCCTTGAGCCTGAGCTTGGTTAAAACGAAGCTTCGATTCCTTCTCACCTACCGAACAGTTTACCCAACGGATGCTTATATTCGGATTTCGAGGTTTGAGGTTAATGAAGTTCGGAGTCCGTAGAGGCTTTGCAATAATATCCTTATACAGAACCTGTTTCGCTGGAGCTGCTGGAGTAGGAGTAGTTGGAGCAGCTTGCCCAGGCTGAGGAAGATTCTTTGACGTAATCGTAGGCTGTGAACTCAATGTCTTTCTCCTTATGCTGTTGCAAACTTCATTGCTTTTTTACGCTTCGTATAGGCTTCAGGTGTTACACCCATCTGACTCGCAATACGAAGTTCCTCGTCGGACAGTTTATCATCATGTGTGGTATTTACTGGAGGCGTCCCTCCAGTTACAGCCGGCTCTAGGAAGTTGTACTTCTGTTTCCTCACTTCAGGGTTGGCAAGCTCGTCAGCATGAGTTCCTTTTAGAAACATATAAATACCGAGCCACGCTTGAGGAGTTGTAAGATTGGCAACAGGATACTTCTTTGACTCAACATCAATCTCACTACTCCAAGCCTGAAAGAGCCGGCCATCAATAGTCCTGTTCGTGATATCCTGATTTGTAAGCTGTTGTTGAGCTAACATACGAGCTGTTTGAGCAAGACCAACTGCCGTCATCTGAGCAAGAGGTGCGATCTTCTTATTCAAAGCAGCATCAGGATTCTCAAACCAGTTAACCTCTTCCTCATCTTCCTTCTTCGACCCACCAGCTTGAATAGCAGCAAGCTGAGTCTTTACCTTGTCAAACTCGCTTTGCAAAGCTGCTTGAGCTGTTCCAGTTTCAGTCACCTTAGCCTCAGCAGCAGCAAGCTTCGTTTTCAAATCCTGAGCATCTTTAAGCTCCTGAGCAATCTGCTCAGGAGTTTTATTCCTCAAAGACTCAGGAAGTTTGTCTTCCTCTTCCTTGGTTTTGTACCACGGCATTGGGCTGTTCCTCCTCTATTTTCTTTCGTTTTCCAGTCGATACGTCGTGAAGATAGCTTCTTATCGAAGCTTCAAGTTCGATTAAAGTTCCAAGAGCTTGTAGCTCTCCTTGCGCCCGAAAAATCTCGACAGTGTCTTTCGACGTTGCAACAACTTTTTCTGCACTGTAAAACAACTCACGAAGAAACTCACTGTACGGGACTGGAGCCTGTTGAAGCCAAGACAGGGTCTTGTTCGGCTCCCGAGCTAGTAGTTCTCTCGCTGACATTGGGCTGTTCCTCGCCTTCTTTAAATGGGTCAGGTACTAAAGCTTCGACCTCTTCGTGTCCGAAATTCTTGAGGAGTTTTTTCATCAACAAATTCGAGGCTATAATAACCTCAACGAAGTATCTTTTAACTATAGGAGGAGTCATAACTCCTTGCATAGACGCAAGAAGTTGTGCAATCATTTGGTAATGACGAGCCATTTGGGACGATAACAAGAGGTCGTTTTGTTTTTCAACCTCTTTGTTAACAGAGGCCGTTGAGGAGTAGCACGGGAGGGCGATTTTATGTTGGACAATTAAATCAATAGCCTCCTTAATAAGAGTGCTCTTTTTGCCAAAAAGTTCGAGGCGTTTTTGGTGAAATGGATTGTCCTTTCCAAACCTACCATACTGCTCAGTAACCAGCCTCATCAAACGGGTATGAGCATCTCTCATGTCCGAAACATTTAGGTCTTTTCTTGAATTACCCTCTTGTAAAACAGCAAGAGTTCCCATCGCAGAGTAAATTCCACGTTTGCCAGTTGATACTCCGGCACCAAAGCCTTGCTGCGGGGGACTAACTCCGCTTCTCCGCTCGGCCAAATCAAGAAGTAGACGTAGGTCTTCGATGTTAATTTGGGATAAATCCCCGTGAGCCAACGCCTCCACTTCTCCCTCTTCTGCCGGAAGCATGGCGCTTGGATAGATTCGATAACCTTGATGTAGTTTCGAATCAGGAGAGACCCTCCAGACCCTTGTATTAGCAACGGTCTGATTATCTCGGTATCCATTGTAACTTTCAGAAGCGCCCTCTTGAAAAGCCCACAAAACCTCTGCAAATCCATAGCCGTGATACATATCGTCTCGATGAGCCATTCTTGCTGAGACGAACCATTCTGAGGGGAAGTTGTCCACTACAACACGAAGTATTTCGTTACTCCGCTCATGATACGCGATAATCATTTTAGGAGCATAATTACCAAAACCCCTCCATTCAACATAACACTCCCAAATATCCCACTCGCCAGGAGCTCCGTATCCTTGTTCGGTTTTGGCTCCAAGCTGTTCTTCTTTCCTTTCCTGAACAACATCTACTCCAGGACGGTCAGGAATCTTTAGTACTTCAGCAGCAGACTCTTTGTTATAGATTCCCGCAAACGTTCGTTCTTCAATCTGATACCTCTGCATCGTCCTTTTATGAGCTTTAAAATCTGCGTCCTCAAGAGACTTCGCTGTTGGAGGAATGTAAAAATCCGAGAAAGGAAGCTTCTCTGGACGAGGTCCACTGTAAATTGTTTTTGTTTGAAAGTCCTCTTTCGTTCCTGTCCCATCTCCACCAGGGATGATAAAATCTCTAGTTCTATCCTCCCAAGGCGACTTGTATGTAGTCGTACCATACTTTATAGTCTCGCGCATTCCCTCATTATACACGCGATAAAGGTCAAGCTCTTGAGGTTCAATCCCAACATACTGCATGAATTTTGTGTAAGCCTCTTTCATCTCATCAGAGATACCAGAGTCATCTCCATACACCATGACGCTGACAAGAGGATTCGTCTTAAAGATTGCTGCCATTAACTGCGCGTGTAGGGTCTCAGTATGAATTGCAATGATAGGAACAATAAGATTGCTCGCGTTTTGAAAAGGAAACTCTCGCGTTTCTTCCTTCGGACGAGCTTCGTAAGCTGCGTTCCACTTAACAATCTTCTGCTCCATCAACTCCTTCATCCCGAATTTTAGCTGAAGGACTCTTTGCTTCAAAAAGACCTTCAAATCTCTGGTCTTTTCGTCCGACAACTTCATCGGGATGAGGAGTTGATCAGGCATTTATTTATGCCGTTTGATTGATTTCCATCGCCGTCGGAGTCGGTACAGACGCCGGCAGGATAGGCACATTCACAGTTACTCCAAGAGGAGAAGCAGCTCCGGGGGGAGTAAAGTTCGTCGTGCAGGTTAGATTGAAACTCGTCTTTGTATCAGTTGAAGGAACCAATGCAATACAACTAGTCCCACTCGCACTCTGTTGAAGTTGAACTGACGGGTCATCTGCTGTCCATGTAAACGCTGTTCCACCTGGAAAAGCTGCTCCTGGAGGAGCAGAGGGTGTTTCTTGAAATGTCCCCTGCCCCCCTAGAGGTACTCCCAAAACAGACATAAGCCCTCCTCTTTCATCGACTTGGTATATTCGGATAGAGTCTGGAATTCGTGCATCATATTTTAAAATCCAGACAATCTCTCGAAGACTTTGAGCAATACAAGTAAGAGACTCTTTAATCGAAGGTGTCTTGCTCGGCCACATTTAGAAACGGAATCCAATTGAAGTAATAAATTGGTTCGCGTTTGATAATGTGACGCCATTTCCAGGAAAAAACTTGGATTGAACTCGGTCGTACTCAAGCAAGCGCCAAATAACATGAGTGCTACTAATAGTGTCAATCCCTACACCAAACTTGTAGGCGAAATGAGTCGTTGTGTCTGTCCCTACAGGACAAGCACTTGTAGCTACACAACTTGAACGAGCAGCACCTACTCCAACATTAACGAACGGCTGGAAGACTTTACCGTCCAAAAAAGTGGCACTTGAAAACTGAAATCGAAACTCTGGACCTCCGGTCAAAACATTTCCACCAGGACTTGTGGTAAAAACGTTGTCGATTCGACCAGACACTGTCATGGCATCGTTCTTTAGAGGACCAGACGCAAAACCAGGGTTGGTATAGATTGGAGCTGCAAAAGACGTAAGTACTCCACTACCAAGACCTTGATTCGTTACACCTGTATAACCAACATAAGCCGACACACCAAAACCTGGTAGTTGTGGAGGTGCTGACTGTGCTTCCAAACCGAGGGCCGAAAGGAGTATAACTGTTAACAAAAGTAACGATTTCTTCACGGCGTATTTCCTCCATTAGGCTCTGCTGGAGCCGGGTTTTTGCTCAAGAAAATCATTAGGTGAATCACACCAGCGATAAGAAAAGTAACACCAAAACGGTAAAGCAAAACACTCGGCCTAATTGCATTCCCTGTCGTAACATCAACTGTGAGATTAGCAAACGTCGCTGAAACAGCACCAGCTCCTCCCCCCACAAAAGATGACTCAATACCAACAAGCCATTGTTTCCAATTCTTGGGCAGGGACATTTATTCTCCTACTTCCAAACCGTTTTGACTCTTGTTGGTAAGTCTTCGGGATCAAGACCGTTTCTTTTACAATAGTCGAGTATAAGTATTTCATGCTCAACCAAGAAACGAGTCATTAAACGCTCAATCTTCCAAGAAAGAAGGAAGAAAGCTCCAATATTCGAAGCTGCCAAAGCTATTAAATCCCAAACCAATGGCGGAATCGTAGGTCACTTTCCTTTGTGGGGCTTTAGACCTGTCGATTTTACACATATTGCCCAAGCTGACTTCTTTCCTTTTTTCCTCTTTACTTGATTGACGCAATCAATGAGTTTTTTAGGCATCAATTCACCGGAGTACAATAAGGCTGATTGACTCTACGAGCGCCTCGTTGATTTGCACTAAGCATCTTCATGTAATGCTCATATTGCTGTGGTAGTTTGACCATTTGTGGCGCGTATGCAAGAGCATCAAGCATGTCAACAAAGCGACCCTTCGGAAAGGAGGTGTACTCTCCTAGAAAATCCTGGAACTTTCTTTGAGTATAAAACTTACAAGACTCGAAAAGAGGAGCCAGAACGTTTCTAATCCTCCACTCTTTTTTCCTTGTAAGCTCACCATCAGGACCTTCAACTTCGCCTTTCAGTTCCACAATCTTAAGAGGGCGACTCTTTAACTGAGCAAGAGTTTGAATATGATGTCCTATGTATTTCTGAGCCGCGATTGTTTCAAGTCCTATCTTTATGAGACGCCATTTATTGGCCATCTCGAAAATCTTTCCATAAAACTCATCATACGACGAGGCTTTAGCCCAACAGTCGAGTAGGTAGCCACTACCATCACACGCAGTCCCAAAGACAATAATCGCATGTCGACAACGACCACTTCCAGAATTACCGGAGTGGTTGGGGTCAACTGTCATACAAATTGAGAGATGATTAACTGGAATGTCTTTCTTAACAGTCCCATTAACCACCTCATGAACAATCAAACGACGAAAGCCATTATGCTCACAAGGTTCTTCAATTTGAAAATGACGCAGCCATTCTTCACGAAAGTCCGCATTTTCCGGCGCGGCAGGATTGTTCAAAAACTGACACGAGAAGTGGTAATTACCGAGGCGTCGTCTCCACCTATCTAGTTTTTCCGCTGAGAATTCTTCGGGAAAAATGGGAGTATCAATAGGATGCTCAGGACAACAGCCACCAAGAGCACTGTGAGTGACAACTCGAAACCAAGGCTCGTGCTCAATAATGTGACTATTAAGGTCAGTAAAAGACCAACGATTACCGACCACAAATTCGGGATTCTCGTGGTTCGCATCTTCTGTCTCAAAAGCACCAACAACAAGGCGGTGATAGTCTATTGTCTTCTCCATCACCGAGACTGACTCAATTGCCTTACGACCGACAAGGTCGTCTTGAATCATTAGGCCATTATAATGCCGAGACTGCAACGCTCCACCTACTCCAAGGAAGTCGTACGTTCCTTCTCCATGCGCGCCAGCATTAGGTCCGGGTTTGTGGTGAAGGGAGTAAGTGGTCCACGTGCAGGATGAATCGGGGATTATCTCAGGATACAACATACGGAAGTAGGACCCAGACTCGTAATGCTGAGCTATACGAGAACCCATCTTTGCTGCGTTCGTTATATTCTCTGCGACTAGAAGGTTACGCGAGTCTCTTTTATGTATCACCTTCATATAACGAACAAACTCGTCAGAGTACCCTAGTGTTTTGAAGAAGTCCTCGTCTGACTTCTCAAAGGGTAACGAGCGCCACATCGGAAAGCCTTCGCTACATAAGGTCGTTTTGAAATGGTCACGAGGAAGGGCGTAGACGTCTTTAAGGAACTCTCGTTCGAGTGAAAGGCACCAAGGAAGATGTAGTTTATCGGTCAAACGTCGACGGCGAAGTATTACTTTAATGAAGTAATAAAGACTGCCATGACCATTAGCCCTCATCTTTTGAAGCTTCAATGGGGGAGGGTCGGTAGCCTCTATATTTAGTTTAGTAAACGTTTCCAAAAAGACTCAGTTCCAGGGGCTGACCAGAAATCTGTGTCGCTTAAAATCGCGGCAGGCGTGGCCTGCACCGTGCTCCTTCGCGGGCGGTTTTTGCCCGCGAACAGGGCCATTATGCCTCCCCGACAGCAAGGGCACAAAGCCTTAACATTCTATGTCGGACAATTTCTGTCGGTTGACGGCATCCAGTCGAGAGCCCTGTTAGTGCCTCGGAGCTGAATATTCGTGCCTGAATTGTCCGACAAACTTTGTTTCCAAACCTTTTTAACGTCCTTCATTTTAAGGTTCGTTTCGGTTTTGAGGTGCTCAATTATTGCTACCTCGTTCACAGAAACCCATTTTCTATAACGACCTTTTCCTAAAGGCTTTATTCCTAAAACATTTCTATCAAGATTTGCTTCATAGAGACCAAGCCAATTGTTGCACAATTGACAAAGGATGCCACGAAAGAAGCCTGTTCGGTGATTATGGTCTCTTACTAAGAGAGAAAAAGAGCCACAAATTTTACAAGATGGGCGGTCTCCACTCATCTTTTCTTCCTTTTCTTCGGAATAGAACTAGAAGCGAAGCTTGCTGTGTTCGGGTAAGAGGCTGGTTGATGCGCGATGCCCGAACCGGACTGTCCAGTTTTACCTCGTTTAGGACCGCGAAAATCGACACGGGATTTACTCCCAGGATTGGCTCCACCAAAACCGAAGGCCATTAGACAAGTCCTTTCGAAATAACTACACCTTTATCAAAGAAAAGTTTCCACGTTTGGTAGGGAAGGCTGTGTGATACTTCAAAAGAAAAATACTCATCAATAAGACAATTTACTTCACTGTTCCAGGTGTAGGGAGTATGAGGAACACCAAGTAACTCCACAGCTACAAATTTATTCTCAGGCCCGATGAGGAGGTACTTTGGCTTTCCTAGATTGTTTTCCTTTCCCTTATCAACAGCCCACTGAAGTGATTTGAAAGACAAATCACAACTGATAGGAAGTTCAATTTCTTTCGGAGTATTTTTTCCTCCTTTGAAAAAGAGAGCCAGAGGTGATATACTCAAAAAGGACAGGAAGCTTCGCCGTCCTAACACTAGTTTACCGCCTTTTCTGGATTAACAGCTGTTTTAACTTCGTTAGAAGCCACGACCGCAGCCTCAAGCGCCTCGGCGGACAGACCATTAGGGGTCACTGGAACTCTATTCTTGTCCTTTGTAAGAGTACAGTTCGGATCTCGGTCAAGGATTTCCTTCGCCGCCTCGAAGCGCATTTTTAGGTCTTTGCCTTGTGTCACTGTATCCACCAAACACCGCAGGGCTGAAGGGACGGCGGCGGTTAGCTCTTGCCTTATTGCATTGACGTTACCCTCAAGCGCCGCGTCCATCTTGCCGAGGTGTCGTTGTTTAAGCGCGTCTTCGTAGTCTTTATATTCGTCAGTATTAACTAGTCGGTAAAACCCGCCGGGCGACATCTTGATAAGACGTTGTATCTCAACGTCTTTAATGCCCGCCAAACGGAAGCGCGCTATTTGAGGGATTTTAAGGTCAACTGGCATTTTGTTTGAGTTACTCCTGTGTCAAGAAACGCGGCGCGCGGCTAGCTTGCTTTAGTCACCGCTACAGCTGATGCAGCCTGCTTCTTTTCAACCGCCGCCTTGATTTCCTCAGGACTGTGAGAATCACAAGCAACTTCATTACCTAAACCTTTGAGCCAAGTAGTTCTGTGCGAGCCTATACCACAAACTACACAGTACCTTTGAACTGGAGCATTTGGCATATCTGCCTCCTAAAATTTATTGAGGAACAAAGTGCTCGGTGTAGCGAAGCTACGCTACCACGGCTTGCCGTAAAATGCAAGCACTTTATTTTGTTTATTTTCTTACACTTACAAACCCGCCCACCTTTCCTTCAAAACTCAAACGCGTCGTTATACGAGTAGAAAGTGGTGAGATAATTGTTAACAAAGTTAACAGATAGTTCTAAAAATATGGGAAAATTTTTCGTGGAGGTAAAGCACTCTCATTTTCATTTTCACTTTTTGACCCCTGGGTACCTTCGGCCTCGGTTTCACTTAGGGTTAGGAGTTGAGCGAGGGCTCGGAGCCCCGAACACTATATATGCACATAGCAGGACGCTCCGTAACTACGTCAGCGCGCAATAACAGGTAGCCGCGTAGTGAAGTGGGCTCAGGATCAGCGGAACGCTGAAGGTGAGCTAACTAGCATCCTGAGCATACGAGCTAATACAGTGTGACGCTGATACGTCACAACACACTGTGCGTAGTGGGAGGGTTATATGAACACTACGCAACGAAGAGTGTCTATCATGGAGGCACGGACATTACAGCAAGAAGGTGTTTGGATTCCGAATCCTCAATATGACGAGTCTCTTGTAGGCACATCGGCAGAACAACCAAAGCAAATCTTCAAAGCTAAATACATAATCCACTGGCGACCAGAACCATATTTACCAGAGGAAAAGCAATACGCTTTGGTGCGCGAGGCATAACCCTCGCGCTACGCACAGTGAAACCAAACGCCACTACTCGGCGTCGGTCATAGACTCGGCGCGTATGCGCCATAAGGAGACACTATGAGCGACACTAAGAGTAATGGAAACGGAAGCGTAGCAACCTTCGAAGAAGCTCACGGCGACGACTCTCACCTTCAAGTAATACTCGAACAAGAGAATTACGATCAAGTCATGAGCGTTGTCGAACGTGCCGCTGACCGTAAGGTCGGGGGCGGGTTTGAATACTGGCTTCGTCGTTGCATCCAAACTGGAGCGCAAACGATTGTCCGTCCGTGGAACGACAGGGATATCGTGACATTGATGGCACAGGCGCAAAGAGGCGACAAAAAAGCAATGGAAAAGATTTTCAAACTTGTCCCAAACCTTGCGAAGGAACTCGGTCGGTAGTAGGCAAGACAAGACAAACAACGACCGACGCGTAGCAGTGGCGTTTGTAGGATGTTGTTTAGCGTCGTTTAGCGACGCTAGTAAAGGAGGCAAAGCCTTGAAATCGACCGACTGGAAGTCTATCCAGTACGTGTCGTCTGTGACAAGCGAACGCTATATCGGCAAAAAAGTAAGCGAAGCTTCTGAACATCGAAGCGCGGTTGTAACTGGCCTGCGAAGCAAGCCGAGCGCGTCAAGCGTTGAGGCGTTTGAAAAATACTTCGCAACAAAAACCGAATTCGTTTGCGGTCATGGCCGACTGTATTGGAAGGTTTGTAAAAACTGCCATCGCGACAAAGAGAGCGCAGCGCAGTGGTTTATTCGCCTGTTACCGCGTTTGAGCGAAATGTTCAATGTGTGTGGGTGAGAGTGTTTTCGGTTAAACCGTTTGTTTTGTTGTAGTTAAGCCAACACACATACACACACTTGTGTGCCGGTGCCCTATGGGGGTGCATATATTCTCATTCTCGCACTGTCGTTGGGTTTGGTCTTTGAATTTTTATTTTTTTTTTTTCAATAAGAAATTCCAATTCAAAACCCAACCACTGTGAGAAAGCGGGCATGAGAATATGTGTACCCCTATGGCACGCCGGTGCACAGGCCTGTATGTGTGCGTAAAGGCCG